CTACCAGCAAACGGCTGTTATTGTCCGTAATCGGCGCAAGCAGGCTAAAAGTTCCTACGTCAAAATACTTTGTATGCCATAGCAGGCTTGCCAGCTCGTCTATAGCTCCCAGTGGCTGTACTGTCTTGTCGAATACTCTAAGCTCCATACCGTCACACTCCTAAAAATTCCTTGCTGTAGAATATGGATACTTCCAGAGAATTTACGCCGCTGGCTGCATCATATCTAAACATATTGTCGCCTATGGCAAGCTGCATAAATGTACTGTCTACATCAATGTAGCGGAAATAGTCGGTTTCTACGCCGTCCCTTATCAGCTTAGCGCCCTTGCTGCCGTACTTCGTGTTAATCTCTATCACGTCGCCCGTTTTCATAGTGGCGTTAATCTGTATAAATTCCTCGGTATCCACATTAAGCAGTATCGGGTTTGAAACTGTCCCCAGTGCTGTAAACCTTATCCTCATTCCTGTTGATACGTCGCCCTCGTTGTAGCAGTCCACTATTACGCTTTCCGCTCGGTATCCGTATATCATGCTCTTTGTGCTGTCCTTTTCGATAACGCAAGGGAAATGCCACGCAGCCACCCAGCTTGCTATATCCTCTTTTGTTTCTTCCTCTTCCCGCCAGAACGGGTTAAGGCACTCTATTTGTAAATCAAACTCATAAAGTATCTTAGGCTCTCCATACGCCCTGCAATCAATCACACGCTTAAAGCCGCCGTACTCATACACCAGCGTAGCGCTAAGCTCTGGGTTAAATATCTTAAGCATACGGCGGCGCAGTTCCAATGCCTGCGCCTTGTCCCGTGTGTTGATATGTCCCACTACGTCTATGTCCCTCGCCTCGATACGCTGCCCTACGTAGGTGTCGCCGTGCTGTCCCATACTGTTTGTGCTGTAAATGACGCTCGTAACGCCGGAAATGCCCTCTACGTCTTTACTTATATTGCAATGGTATACGCTGTCTACTCCCAGCTCTAACCGCTCGCCCCTTGAATTTATGTAAGTCAGTTTTTCATTTTCCATGTGTTACACCGTCCTTGCTATCATTCTGAACTGTCGGGCTGCCTCTTTCTGCTGTTTTGCATAGTCCGTGGTATTCGCATAAATATACTGATTGACAACTACGCCGCCTGCTGCACTGCCGCCGCCTCTCGGCTTTGGCTTTTTGTCGTCGTTATCATACTTAAATTCATTGCCTACATTTACCTTTGCGTCTACATCAAACTCCTGCGGTACGCTGTCCTCAATCATTTTCTTAACGCCGCCGATTTCATTAGAAAAGCCAACGCCGATACCCTGCGCCAGATATACGCCGATTTCGTCACGCATCAGCTTAGACGGGCTGGCAATTCCAAATAAATCCTTAAGGAAGTCGGTAACATTGCCTACCCAGCCGCTTATTTTGTCTTTTATCCACCTCGTAGCGCCGCTTATGCCGTTCCAGATGCCTTCTACCATGTTTTTACCGAACCCTGCAAACGTACTGCCAATATCCTTAAATACGTCTGCTATTCCAGTAATTACATTTCTCATGCCCTCTACGGCTTTGTTCTTTACTTCTGTACCCCATGTAGCCACTTTGGAAATTGCACCAGAAATGCTGTTATAAATCTTTTGCGGTATTTCCTTAACAATCGTAACAATGCCCGTTACCATGGCATTCATTACCTCTTTGGCTTTCGTAAGCATATTGTTGCCCCACGTAGCCACTTTGGTAACTGCCCCTACTATGCTGTTCCAGATTTTCTGCGGCAGTTCCTTAACAATCGTAATAACGCCCGTTACCATGGCATTCATTACCTCTTTGGCTTTCGTAAGCATATTGTTACCCCACGTAGCCACTCTGGTAACTGCTCCTACTATACTGTTCCAGATTTTCTGCGGCAGTTCCTTAACAATCGTAACAACGCCTGTTACCATGGCATTCATTACCTCTTTGGCTTTCGTAAGCATATTGTTGCCCCACGTAGCCACTCTGGTTACTGCGCTTACTATACTGTTCCAGATTTTAGCAGGCGTTTCTTTCACAATCGTTACAATGTTCGTAAGCATTGTGTTCATTACTTCTTTGGCTTTGGTCTGCATATTTGCGCCCCACGTAGCCACTCTGGTTACTGCGCTTACTATACTGTTCCAGATTTTCTGCGGCAGCTCCTTAACAATATCTATAACTTTCGTTACAAAACCTGTTATAACTGTGCCGCCTTTTTCCTGCATATTTGCGCCCCACTCTGCTATTTTCTCAACGCCCGCAGCGATTGCCTGCGGTATCAGAGTAGGTAGCTCTTTTATTTTATTTATGATTGTCATTACCAGCTTGCCTGCCGCCGTCAAAATCTTAGGCAGCCCCGTAATCAGTCCTGTTACAATGGCTGCTATAATCTGCGGTATGGCTGCGATTAAAAGCGGTATTGCATCTATGATGCCGTCAATCAATGCAACTATAATATCGCCCGCACTTTCGATAATAAGCGGTATGCCCTCAACCAGTGCATTTATGATAGCCGTTATGATTTCCGGCAGTGCCTCAATCAGTACAGGCAGCGCTGCTACCAGCCCCTGTGCCAGCCCCGTAAGCAGCTGTAATGCTGCTGTAATCAGCAACGGTATATTTTCTATCAGCATGGTTACAATGTTCGTAACCACCGTTACGATTGTTGGCAGCAATGTAGGTAACGCTTGTGCGATACCTTGCGCCAATTCCGTAATAATCTGTACGCCTGCCTCTAAAAGCTGCGGTAATATAGTAAGCAGCGTATCTATGATTGTCGGTATAATCTGCCCGATTATGCTTATCATTTCCGGCAGCATTCCAACCAGCGTATTAAGCAAGTCCTGTACGCCGCTCATTAAAGGCGGTAATAACTCCTGTATAACCTGTGGTATATACGTTGCAAGCTGCTCTACGATTTCTCCCAGTCCGCTTACCAGCCTCGGCACTGTTTCTATTACCCTCGGTGCTATATTCCCTACCACTGTTACAATACTGTCTACCAGATTGCTTGTAAGCTGTGAGAAATTCGCCTCGCTGTCTGCCATTCCAGCTACCCAGTTGTCCCACGCTGAACTCATAGAACTAACCGAACCCTCTATTGTTGTACTTGCCTCTTTTGCCGTTGTCCCTGTTATGCCCATTTCCGTCTGTACGACGTGAATAGCGTCTACAACGTCTGAATATGATGAAATATCATACTTAATGCCGGATAGCTTGCTTGCATCATCAAGCAGTCGCTGCATTTCCTCTTTTGTACCGCCATATCCCAGTTTTAAGTTATCCAGCATGGTATAATTCTGCTTTGCAAAACCGTTATAGGCGTTCTGTATAAGCGATATATCAGTACCCATTTTATTTGCATTGTCTGACATATCCGTAATTGCCACGTTTGCCTTTTCTGCTGCCGCTGCCGTGTCATTATTCATACTGGCAAGCAGCGACGCTGAAAAGCTGGTAACTGTTTCCATGTACTCATTTGCAGACATTCCAGCTGTTTTATATGCGTCGTTTGCATAACCAACAACCGTATCAGACGACGTTTTGAAAAGAGTTTCTACACCGCCTACAAGCTGTTCCTGTGCTGCGTATCCCTCTATCGCTTTTGTGGTAAGCGCTCCTATGGCTGTTGCCGCTCCCGCAACTGCTGCCGCCGTCGCCGCTGCTGCTGCTTTAAGCGCTGTACCCATTCCGCTTAGCACGCTTGTAAATCCAGAAAATTTTCCCTTTGCGTCGTCTGCCTGTTCCCCGCTGTCTTTTATTTCCTTTCCCATTTCGTCAGCGGCTTTTTCTGCTTTTTCCATTTCGTCAGTCGTTTTGCCTAATTCCTGCTCTGTCTTTACAAGCGCTGCTTTCTGGTAATTTAACTGGGTTTCAAGTTTTTTACTTTCTTCGCTATTGTCTCCTGTTGCCTTGCGGCATTTTTCTAAAGCCGCCTCGGTTTCTTTTACCTTTTTTGCCTGCTCGTCGTATGTTTTCTGTAGTACCGCCTGCTTTGCTTTCAGCGCATCTACGCTGCTTGCATTGTCCTTATATTCAGCCGTTACAAGTTTCATTTCAGAATTAAGCACTTTAAGGGTGCTGTTAATTTCCTTGCAGGCTGCTTTATACTCTGCCTCTCCGTCAAAACTTAACCTTGTTTTGACGTTCTGCGTCTTATCTGCCATAATTAAAAGCCCCCTAACGCTATGTCTATATCGTCCATGTTTTCTGTAGCTGCTGGTGTTCCCGCCTGTTCCTGTCGGAAAATGTGTGGGTTATATTCCTTGTGATATTTAAACAGTGTCGTTATCTGGTATGGTGTTTTTCTCCATGCCTCACGTTCCCTGTATCTCAAAAGCACTACTGCAATATACAAAAGCCGTGCAGTATCTAATTTTCCTGCACGGCTGCCCTGTTTCCCTCTTCTGTTGTTTCTTCTCCGTCGTTTTCGTTCTCTGTGTCGCTGTTGTCTCCCGCAGTTCCTCTGTAGAACGATTTAAAAATAGCGCTCTGTACTTCCTGCAAATTTCCTGCGTGTATCAGTCTGCCTACCCTCTTCTCTTCAAGCAGCTGGGCGTTTTCGTCCTCTGCTAAAAGTGCCTCGTTAATAAGCAGCGTAAGTAACCACCTTGTATCTTTAAAAAGGTTTGGGTTATCTTTATTGAATACCTCACTTAATTTGTCGTAGCCCCCAAACTTTTCCTGTACTTCGTCTAATGCGTTCAGCGAAAAAAGTAAACCATATTCTTTGCCGTTCAGCTCTACGGGAAAAGCCCCGCTCTTTAATGCTCCCATGATATAAAATTAAGGCGCAGCCCATGCTACGCCTCTCTCCTTTCCTGTTTTATACACTTTCCATTGCTGCTGCCTTTTCCGGCACTGCTGTAAACCACGTTTTAGCCGCTGCGCTTTCCTCTGTTCCCACAAAGTCTGCTTTCCACAAGTTATCTTTCTTTCTTGTTGTAAAAGATGCCTCAATGTCCGGCGTGTTAAACTTGATACTCTCGCCCTTTGTTTCGTACTTTTCAGACGGTACTTTAAATTTTGCTTTAAGCAGCCATACGTAACGGTATTTACCACCCGTTTTCTTAGCTCTGAACCCTACAGCAACATACGGCGGCTCGTCCTCTTTTCCCGCCCATACTACGCTGTTCTTATCTACTGCCTGTCCCAGCAGCTCTGCCAGCACTTCCGGCGTAAGGTCTTTAATTCCCAGCTTAAGCGTTCCGCTTGCAAACTCCGTGACGCTCTCGCTTAATGTGTCGTCTGCATACAAGCTGCCGTCTGCTGTCTTTACGGATAAATCGGCGCTCATTGCCTCTGCCATTTTCTTAGGTGTCCCGTAGCTCTCTGCTCCGTCTGCCTCTGTGCATACGGCGTAATATAAATCTTTCAGTCCCAGTGTCATTGTTTAATCACTCCTCTTTCAAAATCTCGACTGTGATAGGCACTAACCAGTACCCCGTTTCTGTTTCGTAGCTTTCTAGCTGAACATTTAAAATCCGAACACCCCCGCTATATATTTGTAAATGGTCTGTTTGGTATCGTCTGCAAGAGATAAAGAGAAAACCGCCTGCCCGGTAAAGGGTAAGCGGTTCTTTTATTTCCTGCTGCCTCCTGCTGCCTTTATTGCCATGATACTCATACAATAATTTGACAACGCATCATTTTTCAATCTGTACAAATCCGAAAGGCAAAGCCCATATTTTGCCTGTAGCCTCGCCCTAT